CGGACCAGGGCACCACCCGACGATCCCCGTCCCGTCTTGTGCCTTGGAGCGTGTCATGCCCAACGCTGTGCTCGACCGGCTGCTCGGAGAACGGCAGCACCAGGTCGACTTCATCGACGAGTTGCTCGGCCGTGTCGAGCAGGAAGGGCGCGACCTGGTCGACGCCGAGCAGGGCAACCTGAAGGCGGCCCGCGACCGGATCACCGCGCTCGACAACCAGATCACCCCGCTTGCCGAGTGGGAGAACCTGCGCGGCGCGCACGCCGAGACGGTGGCATCGCTGCCGGTCGGTCGGCGCGGCACCGAGCCGCAGCAGATGGCCGCTGGCAAGCCGCCGCAGTACAGCAGCGCCGGGCACTTCCTGACCGACCTGCTGCGGGCGCGCGGCATGATGCCCGGACAGCGGCAGCCCGACCCGGACGCGCTGGCCCGCACCGCGTTCGTGGTCGCGGACCAGAAGACCGGGGACACGCCCGGCATCCTGCCGACGCCCATCGTCGGTCAGGTGGTGAACCTCATCGACGCGAACCGACCGCTCATCACCTCGCTCGGTGGTGGGCGCGCTATGGGCGGCATCCCCGGCACCACGTTCACCCGACCGAAGATCACCCAGCACACGACGGTCGGCGCACAGGCAGGTGAGAAGACCCAACTGCCGAGCCAGAAGATGGTGGTCGGGTCGGTGTCGTTCACCAAGAGCACGTACGGCGGCACCGTCGACATCTCGCGGCAGGACATCGACTGGTCGAGCCCGGCCGCGTGGGACATCCTCATCGCGGACCTGTCGAACGTGTACGCGGTGCAGACCGAGACCGCAGTGGCTGGCGCGTTCACCACGGCAGCGGGCGCCAACACGCCCATCGCCGCACCAGCGAACACGCTCGCCGGATGGACCGCCGCGCTCTACACGGCAGCGATGCACTCCTACCAGGCCACGTTCAGGATGCCGGACCGCATCTGGTGCGCGCTGAACGTGTGGGCCGCGCTCGGCTCGCTGGTCGACTCGACGCGGGTGGTGCTGCCGCCCGACCCGTACACGACCGGCACCGTCGACCAGCCGCTCGACTCCTTCGACGTCGGCGGCAGCGCGCTCGGCACGTTCCGAGGCGACGTGCTCGGGCTGCCGCGCATCGTCGTCCCGACGCTCGCGGCCGGGACGTGCATCGTCGGGAACAGCGCCGACTACGAGGTCTACGAGGAGGTCATCGGGCTGCTCAGCGTGGTCGAGCCGTCGATCCTCGGCGTGCAGGTGGCGTACGGCGGCTACGTGGCGTTCGGCGCGGTCGCCGGAGGTGGGCTCATCCCCATCACCGCACCGGCTGGGCTGCCGACGATGCTCACCGACGCCGAGTTGGCTGCGGCCGAGGCCGAGCCCGCCACCACGCCGAAGGGCAACGGCGGCAAGTGAGCATCAGCGTCACGTTGACGGAGGTGCGGGCATGGATCGGCGTGCCCGCCACCTCCATCGACGACCCGACGCTGCAGGCCGTGCTGGACGCCGAGACGTACGCACAGGCCCGCGCGTGCCGCACCGACTACATGTGGCCGCAGCCCAACCTGGCGCAGGCTCTGATGCGCCGTGTGGGCCGCACAGTGGCCGCACGCGGCATCCCGCTGGGGATGCTGGGCGACGCCGAGTACGGCCCGACCCGGCTGCCTTCCTTCGACGCCGAGATCGAGCGGCTAGAAGGACCGGACCGGAAGGTCATCTTCTCGTGACCGCCGGTGCCAAGGCGCGACAGACCATCGCCAACGCGGTGACCGGCCCGGTGACGGTGGAGGGCGCCACCGTCACCGTCACCGGCTACCCGTCCCGGCCGCAGACGCCCGCGACCTGGGACGCGTGGCCGTGGCTGTCGTCGGTGGACGGGATCAACGCGTACGGCGCCACGTTCACCTGGGACGTGTACGTGGTGCTGCCCGCAGGCGACCCCGGTGCGACAGCCGACGCGGTCGACGCGCTCATCGACGCGCTGTGGACACGGCTGTGGGCTGCCAACGCGCCGATCAACCGGGTCGCCACCGGACAACTGATCTTCGACCCGAACAGCCCGCCCGTACCCGCACTCAAGTTCAACGTCACCGTCTGAGAGGTCGTCATGGTCGTAGGACCCGTTCACTACTCACCGCTCGGGCCGGGGACGCTGACGCTCGGCGCGACGCCGCAGGACGTCTCCTGCCAGGTCGAGAACGCGGCGCTGGAGTGGAACAAGACCACCAGCACCGAGATCTGGACCCTCTGCGGCGCGATGGTGCCGCCGCTGCCGCTGTACGCCGCGCACCTGACCGGCCGCGTGCTGCAGGACAACGCCATTGCGCTAGGGCTCGCCGCGTACTGCTTCACCAACATGGGCAAGCAGGTGGCGTTCGTGTTCACGCCGAACACGGCGGACGCAGCGAAGTACACCGGCACGCTCATCATCGACCCGCTGACGTTCGGCTCCACCGACAAGTACGGCACGCCGCAGGCTGCCGACTTCGACTGGGACATCGTCGGGATCCCGACACCGACGTGGGGCACCGGCACGCTGCTCGCGGAGGCCGAGGCCGAGGCTCCGAAGGCGACGGTCGGCAAGTGAGCGCTCCGGCGTTCGGCATGACGCTCGAAGGCGTGCCCAACTTCGAGCGCACCATGTCGCGCGCCGAGCGGGAGATCCGCGACCTGCATGAGGGCAACACGCAGGCCGCGTCCGCGTTGGCGGCTGCAGCACGCAGCACCGCGCCGGTGCTGACCGGCACCCTCGCGGGCAGCATCTTCACCGAGACGGAGCCGGGCGTGGCGATGGTCGGCACCGACCTGCTGTACGGCTCGGTGCAGGAGTTCGGCTCGGCGCGGATCAACGTGCCCGCCCGGCGGTGGATGCGCGCCGCGCTGGAGGACGCGCAGCGGCAGGTGCTGGACGACCTGCACGCCGACATGCAGCGCTCGCTCAACAAGGTGAAGGGGATCTGATGGCGGACCGACCCGACCTGACCGCGCCGCTGGTCCGCGTCACGCTCGCGGACGGCACGCAGTACGACGTGCAGTGCGCCAACCCGGATCTGGTGCGCTTCGACATGACGCGCGGCCGGATGCACTGGCCGGAGATGCGGGAGGCGCCGTTCCTGTGGCTCACGTTCGTGGCATGGGCCGCGTCGAAGCGCGAGCACCTGATCCCGGAGGACGTCACCTGGGAGGCGTTCAACGAGACCGACTGCGTCGGCATCGAGGCGCTCAACGTCGACGTGAGCGAGGTGGGTCCGGCAAGCCCTACCCAGCCGGGTCTAGAGCCCGGCTCGTAGTGGAGATCGCGGTGGCGACCATGACGGCGCCCGCGCAGTGGTGGGACGAGACCGACGCGACGCTCGCCACCGTGATCGAGGTGCTTGAGGAGCGCGCGGATGGCTAACGCTGCGACGCTCGCCATCAAGGTGGTGACCGAGGAGTCCGGCGTCGAGCACGCGCTGGAGAAGGTCAAGCACGCGATGGAGGGCACCAAGACCACGGCGCAGAAGGTCGGCGTCGCGGCTGCGGTCGGCTTCGGCGGGCTGGTCACGGTCGGGCTGGACAGCGTGAAGGCAGCGGCCGAAGCGCAGCACAGCCAGGAGATCCTCGCGACCACGATGGAGAAGACCACCGGAGCCACCAAGGAGCAGAGCGACCAGATGGAGGAGTGGGTCGCACACACGTCGCTGGCGTCCGGTGTGGCCGAGGACCAACTGCGCCCGGCGCTGGAGAACATGCTGCGCGCGACCGGCAACGCGACCGAGTCGCAGACGGCGCTGCAGACCGCGATGGACGTCAGCACCGCGACCGGCCGCGACCTGCAGTCGGTGTCGCTGGCCATCGCCAAGGGCTACGCGGGCAACACGACCGCGCTCGGGCGGCTCGGGCTGGGCATCGACAAGGCCACCATCAAGAGCGGCAACATGGGCAAGATCATGGCCGCCGTGAACGAGAAGGTCGGCGGCTCCACGCAGAAGGCTGCGGGCACCGCTGAGGGCGAGTGGAAGCGGATGCAGGTCGGCATCGAGCAGACGAAGGAGGCGCTCGGCACCGCGCTGCTGCCCGCCATCCAGGCGCTGCTCGGGCCGCTGGTCACGATGGCGCAGTACCTGGCGCAGAACCAGGGCTTGGCGAAGACGCTCGCCATCGTCGGCGTCATCCTCGCCGGAGTGCTCGGAACCATCAGCATCGCCACCAAGTTGTGGGCCGCGTACCAGGTGGTGCTCGACGCCGCGATGGCAGCCAACCCGGTCGTGCTCATCATGGTCGCGGTGCTGGCGCTCATCGTCGCCATCAAGGTGCTGTGGGACCACTGGGCTGGGCTGCGCCGCGTCGTCGGCACCGTCATGTCCGCTGTGCTCGCTGCGGTGCGCGCCGTCTGGCAGTGGATCGTAGGCAACTGGCCGCTGCTGCTCACCATCCTGCTCGGTCCCATCGGCGCTGCAGCCGCGTTCATCATCCAGCACTTCAGCACCATCAAGTCCGTCGTGGGCTCGGTGTTCGGCGCCATCGTCGGCGCCATCAAGACCGGCGTCGGCTGGGTGCAGACGCTCGGCACCATCGTCGGCGCCGTGTTCGGCGGCATCGAGAGCGCCGTGCAGAAGGTGGTCGACGTGTTCAGCAACCTGTTCGGCGCGGTCGGGAAGGTCATCGACAAGATCAAGTCGATAGGCGGCGGGCTGCTCTCGCACATCCCAGGGCTCGGCGGCATCTTCGGCTCGTCCGCATCAGCGTCCGGCGCGTACTACTCGCCACCTGGTGTCGGCGCGCGCTCCGGTACCGCTCCGGTCGGCGCGGGCGGTGTGCAGATCAACGTCAACGGCGCGCTCGACCCGCAGGCCGTCGCGCGGCAGATCATGCGGCTGCTCAACACCGCGCAGATGCGCGGCGGACGGATCAGGCTTGCCAACCCGGTGAGCCCGGTGCTCGGGACCTGACATGCCGCCGCTGCTGACCGTCGCCGGGAACGACGCCACCTGCGACGCCCTGTGCGACGTCTCGATCACGCGCGGGCGGCAGCACCCGGCCGAGAACTACGACCCGTCCACGTTCGGCGTCACGCTCATCAACACCACGGCGGGCAGCGTGCGGCGCGGCGACACCGTCACGTTCGCGCTGGACGCGCCCGCATCGACGCCGACCTGGGACAACAGCACCGACACCTGGGACGCGCAGACCGGCACCTGGGACAGCAAGGTCACCCGGATCACCCTGTTCAGCGGCTACGTGACCGACCTGACCGCAGCCTGGCTGATCACCCCGGAGGGCACGCTGCCGACCACCCGGTGTGTCGCGGTTGACCCGCTGACCGCGCTCGCCAACACGCTGGTGGGCGACGCGCCGTGGCCATCCGAGACGTGCGCGGCCCGCGCGTCCCGCATCGCCGCGCTGGTGGGCATCGCGCTCACCATCCTCGGCACCGGCCCGGTGCTGCTGGCCCGCGACGTCGACCGGCAGCCCGCGCTCGACCTGCTCGACGGCTGCGCAGCGGACGGCTCGGAGTGGGGCGGCATCTTCTACGACCCGTCCAGCGCCACCTACCAGTGGACGCTCGGCACCGAGCGGAACACCACCACGGCCGCGATCACCGTCGACGCGTGCAACATGCTGGGCGACTTCACCGTCGTGCAGGCCGTCTCGGACATCGTGAACGACGTCACCGTCACGTACGGCAGCCCGACAGCGGAGGTGTACGCCACCGACGCGGGCTCGGCCAGCAAGGACGGCACCCGGCACGTCACCATCTCCACCCACCTGGCGAACACGACCGACGCACAGCAGCGCGCCACCGACCATCTCACCCGCTACCTGACCCCGGCGTGGAAGGTCGACCACCTGCTGGTGCCGTCGTCGCTGCTCGACCCGGCCGGTGAGCGCCCGTTCGCTGAGTCGCTGCTCAAGTTGCCGCTGGGCGCGCGTATCGCCATGACCGGGCTGCCCGCACCCGCGTCCAGCAACCCGAACGGCTATCTGGAGGGCTGGTCGTTCGACATGCAGGGCTCGCCCGACAAGTGGTCGGTGGGGCTGCACGTCTCGCCCGCGCAGTGGAGCGGGCCGCTGATCACCTGGGATGGCGCGGACACAGCGGTCGCGCCGTCATGGGATGCCGTGCCGTACTACACGGCGTGGAACGACGTCGTCGGAGGATGAGATGCCAGCCAACACCGCACGCGGCTTCCCGTACCCGCTTGGCACCGACCCGCTGAGCCAGGGCGACGACACCATCCACAGCCTGGCGTCCTACCTGGACGCGAACGTGCCGAAGTACGGGGACGCCACCGACCCCAACTTCGCTAAGGCGTGGCGGTCGCTGACCACCTCGATCCCCAACGCGGGCACCGCGCTCATGTCGTGGGACCAGAAGGCGTGGGATCCGACGAACATCATCGGTGTCGGCGCTGTCACCCGGATCACGTTCGCGGTCGCGGGCCGGTACCTGGTGGTGATGTCGCTGGGCTTCACCGCGAACGCGACCGGCTACCGCCAGGCGCTGGTGCTGCTCAACGGCACCACGTCGATCCTGCGCGTCCAGCAGATGGCCGCGAACGGCGCCACCCACGTCATGGGCGGCAGCATCGAGTACGGCTTCGCAGTCAACGACTACATCGAGTTGCAGGGCGGGCAGAACAGCGGCGCCGCGCTCACCACCACCGGCGGTATCGACATGACCAGCATGAGCGTGAGGAGGATCGGACCATGACCGAACAGCAGCCCGAAGGTCTGCCCGAGGAGCCCGGCGAGGTGGTCGAGCCCGGCCCGGACACCGAGCAGGAGGTGCCGCAGCCGGACGCGACCGGCGACCCGACCGACCCGGATGCCACCGACGAAGCGAACGGATGAGCGGTGGCCTACCGCTGGGAGATGTGGCTCGCGGACGCGCTGCGCGCCGAAGGATGCCGCGTCGCGGAGTACCAGGGCTGGAAGTCGCGCGGTCGCCCAACATCGACCGGCGCGTTCAACCCGTACGGCGTGACGCTGCACCACACCGGCACCACCACGTCCGCGAGCAACCCGTGCCCGACGCTCGGCACCTGCGTCAACGGGCGGGCCGACCTGCCCGGCCCGCTGGCGCACGTCGTCATCGGCTACGACGGGACGTGCCACGTCATCGCGGCCGGACGCGCCAACCACGCGGGCACCAGCATCGGTCCCGGCCCGTTCCCAGCCGGGGACGGCAACGCCATGACGGTGGGCTTCGAGATCGACTACAGCGGCAGCCAGCCGGTCAGCGCATCCCAAGGCGAGGCGACGCTGCGCGCCGCGACCGCCGTGCTGCGGCACTACGGGCGAAGCGCCGCGTACTGCATCGGGCACAAGGAGTCCAGCGACAGCGGCAAGTGGGATCCCGGCCGGAACGGATCGGGCAGCCCGCTCTACGACATGAACGCCGTCCGGTCGCAGGTCGCGGCCCGGCTGGCGGGCAGCAGCACACCGGAGGAGGCCGTGAAGGAGGACGAGGAGATGGTGATCCACAAGAAGACCGGCAACAACGAGAACGGTGGCGACGGGATGTACCTGCTCAACGGTGGGCGGCTGTGCGGCATCACCGGGAACACCTGGAACAGCGGCACCCGCCCGCCCATCGACCTGGTGGTGCCCGACCAGCAGATGTGGAACCGGCTGGTCGCCAACTTCGGAGCGCCGGTGCCGTGAACGCGGCCGACTGGCTGGCGGTGCTGCTGCTGGCGCCGTGGGCAACGGTGGCGCTGGTCGCGCTGCTACGCGGCTACACCATCAGCCTGCGCCGGAACGGCAGGCACGATGACTAGCCCGGGCGCGTACGGGCTCGACCTGTACCGGGGCGACACGTACACCTGGCGGTTCGTGCTCTGGCAGGACGCGGCCAAGACACAGCCCGTCGACCTGACCGGCGCGACCGTCGCCGCGCAGATCCGGGCCATGCACGGTGGCGACATCCTGGCAACGTGCGGCTGCGTCGTGACGCTTCCGAACACCATCAACATGACGCTGGACGAGGCGTCCTCCGAAGCGATCCCAGGCGGCAACTACCGCTGGGATCTTGAAGTGTGGTGGACCAGCACCAACGTGGTCCGCACCGTGCTCGCTGGCGCGTGCCGGGTGACCGACGACGTGACAGAGCCATGACGCAGCCGACCGTCGTCGATGTGATCCTGAGCGGGACGCCCGTCGTGGACGTGACCGTCGCTGCCGGGATCAGTACGGTCGACGTGTTCACGGGCGCGCCCGGACCTGCTGGCCCGACTGGACCGGCTGGCCCGACCGGCGCGACCGGGGCGACAGGTCCGGCCGGACCTGCTGGCGCTACGGGCTCTCAGGGACCGAAGGGCGACACGGGCGCGACAGGTCCGGCCGGGTCAACCGGCGCGACCGGACCGCAAGGCGCGACTGGCGCGACCGGGCCGCAGGGCGTGCAAGGCCCCATCGGCAACACCGGACCGACCGGGCCGCAAGGA